CTGGCAAGACAAGGCATTAATGAAGCGTTTCGTCAAACATTTCCGCAATTTGCCACCGGTCTTGCGTTGGATTTATGTGGTGAAACGTTTGGCTGTTATAGATTACTCGAACGCCCGGCGCGCACCATTTTGCGTTTTAGCATTAATGGCGAACATCCGTCTGTAGTTATTCCAAAAGGCACGCGTGTTTCGGTCACCGATGACATTGAATTTGTCACGCTAAATGATGATGTGATCACTCCACTTATTTCTTATGTGGAAATTGAGGCTGCTTGTAATAAGCCAGGTACGGTTGGTAATGGCTGGGAGCGTGGACGAGTAAAAACGCTTAAAAGTGAAATCAACTTCGCCGGCGAAATTGCCGTCACTAACATTGATGTTCCAAGCGGTGGTTTATTGCGCGAAGAAGATGACCCATACCGCGCTCGAATTCTTGCCGCGCCGGAGGCGTTCACCAGTTGTGGCTCAATCGCAGCGTACGATTATCACACCCGCGCTGTATCTCAAGACATCGCAGACGTCAACGTATCAAACCCACGTGGTGGGCTGGTAAGAATTGCCGTCCTAGCTAAAACAGGGCTTCCAGATAGTCGCCTTTTAAATGATATAAAAGAATATGTCAGCCCGGAACGCCGCCGTCCGTTATGCGATACCGTCGAAGTGATTGCACCGACTAAGCGTGATTACCAAATCAACGCCACATTAACGCTACTAGACGGCTACCGCGAAGACATTGTGAAAACCAAAGCCCGTGATGCGCTTCAATTGTATTTATCCGATAAAACCAAAAAACTCGGCATTGACGTTGTGCCGTCTGCCATTATCAGCGCATTGCGTGTCGATGGCGTGTATGACGTTAATCTGATTGCCCCGGCAAAAATCATTGTAGGTGAAACCGAATGGGCAAACTGCACCGCTATCAATATTGAAGTCGCACCGGAGCGCAGTAATGGCTAATTTGACTTACGCGGACGTGATTGAGCGTGAAACCAAATACAAAACCTTGGCAGATTTAAGCGAGCGCATGAATGCGTTGGATAAAAGCAAGGTGATGACGACTTTGGTCGAACTGCTTGATGATGAATTTATCTCGTTACTCGCTGAAAAATGGAGTGTGACGGGTTACGACGGCGCATTTTTAGCGGAAAACGACCATTCAAAACGAAGTTTAATCAAAGCAGCTATTGAACTGCACCGCTACAAAGGCACACCTTGGTCGATTCGTGAAGTGTTGCGTCGCTTAGGTTTCGGTGAAATTGAAATTGATGAAGGGTTAAAAGCACGGACTTATGAGCATAAATTTGTGCAGACGATACCGCTAAGCGACAAATGGGCATATTACGCCATCCGCTTAAATCAACCTATTACTAATGACCAAGCGCAACAACTACGTAAGATTTTACGTAATTTCGCCCCTGCACGTTGCACATTAGCCGTACTGGATTATAAATCCGTACCGCTACGTTACAACAACAAAGTCCGTTATAACGGTAGTTATAACCACGGTTCAAACTAGATTTAAACCTCATTTAAAGGATAGTTATGGCTAATTTAAAAGAACAAGAAAAGTGGGAAGAAGGTGTTTATCAAATTGAAGAAAACGATCCTGTGCTTGGCGGTGAGAATGGCATTACAAATAGACCCATTCGACAACTGGCAAACCGAACCCTCTGGCTCAAAAAGTTTTTGGAGTTATTAGGTAAGAAATCTGTACCGAAAGACCTCACCGCAAACAGTACAAGCACAGCTGATGAATCCGGTCATAGTCATAAATTACCGGTAGGTTCAACCACTGAGAAAGGTATCTGGCAAGCAACAAGCGATACTGGCATTGATAGTGATGGTTTGGTATTGACGGCTAAAGCAGGTAAAAAACTTGCGCAATTGATTGCAACGGTGCAAGTAGCGCTGAATAACTATATACCATTAAAAAGCAGATCATCATCTGTAACAAGCAATGATGAAAATGGCGTGGCAACACCAAAGGCGGTCAAAATCGCTTATGACAAAGGCGTTGAAGCCAAGAATGCGGCAGACAATGCACAACAGTCTGCTGAAGCCGCAAACACAAATGCCAACAGCCGTGTCGCTAAATCAGGCGATACGATGACAGGCAATTTGTCATTTAAACAAGGTGATTACAGCGGTATTAATTTTTACAACAATGATGACTATTATCTACGACTAGAAGGCAATCCTAAAGCCAGTAGTAATATGCTCACATTTGTATATCGCCAACCAAACGGCGAAAACGTCGCTGTTGCAAGTTTGCCGAAAAAAAACGGCACGATTGCTTACGTTGATGATGTCGTGCGCAAAACTAGCGATACGATGACGGGCACACTCACATTTACCGATGCGACTGAAAACTATTACATCGCAAATTACTCATGGCGTATGCCGATTAAGTTTCAGGGCGATACGTTTATCGGGAACGAAGTCACTGGAATTGGATTTAACAACAATGGGGCATTAAATCTCGGCGGTCGAAAAAATAGCCCTGAATTTATCGCGACGATTGACAGTGAGGGGATTTATACCGGTGGTGTTGTACGTGCTACCGGACATACCGCGAAAGCATATGGACAGGGCGCCTTTGCCAATCAATGGGCCGACAAAAAAGCACCGTATGTGGTTAATAGCCCAAATGCCAACGGGCAAAATATCTATTATCCATTTATCAAGGGGTTTAACACCAACGGCAATCAATATGGCACGGCATTTAGTTTTGGGTATATGACACCGGGGACAATCAACCAATTTGGCAGCGGTGCCATCCATTTACTTACGGATAGCGGTAACGGAAAAATATGGTGGTTTGGACACGATGGGGTATTACGGGGAGATGATTTTGTCACGACTGACGGCAAACGCCTCTCAGACTTACCGAAAGAACGTATTGTTTGGCAAGGGTCAACGGATAATCAAATTACAGTTAATGCACAAGTTAGCAAAGGCGTGTTATTTGTACTAATGGACACTCCCCATGGAGCAAATGCGAATCGCCCAATTTGGTTCAGCGCGCCAATCGAACAATGCCACGCCACACGCATCGGCGAATACGATACAGGTGGAACCGCTGGTGATTATAACTATGTCACTCTCGCATTGTTGCATCGTAATGGTAACAATATCACTATTACTCCACAAAGTGACGGTCGTAAACCAAGAATCAAAAAAGTCGTCGTATTCGGTTAATTTAGTTTTGCTAAGGATAAAAAATGAAAGTGTATTTTTTAAAAAATGATATTAGTCAATATGTTATCTATCCCGTCCCCGCAGAGGAATCGTTGTATTTTGTGTTGGATGTTGAATCTGACGAAGAGTTAGCGCAAAAAACACCGGTATTACATCAAGGCACATTAGTGTTAGTGGACAAACAACCCACCCCCTCCCACGAATGGGACGGCAAAGCGTGGGCCATTCCACCCGAAAAACAAACCGCACTTTTGGCAGAAAAACGTAACAATTTAATTGAGCAAATAGACAGCCATGCGGCAACAATTTATAGCACGTGGACACGCTTTGAAAGCGAGTATCGCGAACGTCAGACAGCGGCAGAAGCCTTTAAATCCGCAAATTATGAAGGTGAGTGCAGTCGTTATATCACAGACTTCGCAAAACGTGCAGGCTTAAACAACAAGGCTGCAACAGATTTGATTTTAGTGCAAGCGGCTGGGCTCGAAAAATTGCAAGTAGAGTTAGCGAATCAGCGTATGCGTAAATACGAGCTCAAAGCGCCTGGTTTAACGCTTGAGCAAATACAGGCAACTTATGAAGACATTATTACACAAATGGATCACTTAATGGAGGCTTATAACAATGGCTAATGTTTATTTGGCGCTTTATAAAGGCAAAAAAACAGGTCTTAAACCGGCCACACTTTTGGCACGTTTTTCAGACTGGCTTACCCGTAAACTAACAAAAGGGCCTTACTCTCACTGCGAAATTGCTGTTGAGCGCATTGAGTACACATCAGTCCATCACTACGAGCATGAGCTCCATTATGATTGTTATTCATCATCTATTAGAGATGGCGGGGTACGCTGTAAAGAGATTGACCTCGCCGAAAAAGATAAGTGGGATTTGGTGTTGCTTGATGGTGTAAGTGAAGCAGAAGTTAAGTTTTATTTCAATGCTACAAAAGAGAGTAAATACGACTGGTGGGGTGCAATTGGCATTGTATTAGGCATCAAACAAAAACGCAGTAAATATTTTTGCTCTGAGTGGTGTTTCAATGCAATCACCGGTAAAACTCAAGGTTGGCGATTCAGCCCAAATCAACTAGCAACGATCTTTAAAAAAGGATAAGGAAAATGAACAAATTAACAACCGAATATTTAAACAGTTTAGTGGACAACGTGGAATACGTTCATCAAGGCTTACTCACCATCTGCACCATTACTTTAAAAAATGGGTTTCAGTTAGTCGGTACAAGTGCTTGTGTTAGCAAAGATAACTACAATGTACAAATAGGCCGAAATATCGCCTACGAAAACGCATTTGCTAAGTTATGGGAGTTAGAGGGTTACGCGTTAAAACAACGTATCTATGAAAGCCAAAACACAGAAGTTACATTACGAAATGGCAATAAAGGGCAAGTTGTATATACAAGCCCATTTGGCAAATTATTAATCGTTGAGCATAACGGTGATGAGTTACCACCAACTCATTGGCATAATGCGGATGGCTCATTTTACGAAGATGCTCAAAGTCCACTTGGTGTAGTTGACATTAACTAAGGATAGATACAATGCCAAACAAACAAACAAACAAACAAACAAACAAACAAACAAAGGAAGGAAGTGGTTATGTTTAAGCAAGCCCCACTTCCGTTTACTGGTCAAAAACGGATGTTTCTAAAGCACTTTAAAGCGATTTTGAACGAGCAGATTCCGGGCGATGGTGAGGGTTGGACTATCATTGATACATTTGGCGGGAGCGGTTTATTAAGCCACGTTGCTAAACAACTCAAACCTAAAGCACGCGTAATTTATAACGACTTCGATGGGTATGCTGAGCGATTGGCACATATTGACGACATTAATGCACTTCGTTCGCAGCTTTACTCGGTAGTCGGTAATGCTACGCAAAAAAACAAAAGATTGTCGAAGGATTGTAAGGCAGAATGCATCAAAATCATTCAAAATTTCAAAGGTTATATTGACCTGAATAGTCTAGCGAGCTGGCTTCTATTTAGCGGCCAGCAAGTGGCAACACTAGATGACTTATTTAAGAACGATTTTTGGCATTGTGTTAGACAGTCTGATTATCCGAAAGCAGATGGATATTTAGACGGGCTTGATATTACGCGCGAGTCATTTCACACGCTTTTACCTAAATTTAGCAGCGACCCTAAGGCCTTATTTGTTCTAGATCCACCATATTTATGCACCCGCCAGGAAAGCTATAAACAGGCGACGTACTTTGATTTAATCGACTTCCTCCGATTAATCAACCTCACGCGCCCTCCTTATGTATTCTTTAGCTCAACAAAGAGCGAATTTGTTCGCTTTATCGAGTATATGGTAGAAGATAAGGTTGATAATTGGGAGGCTTTTTACAACTCCGAGCGCGTTGTTGTTAAGGCTTCGGCGAGTTATTCCGGCAAGTATGAAGATAACATGGTTTATAAGTTTTAA